GCATCCTCGTGATGATAGGCTTCAGAGACCAGAATACATTGGCGGGTCAAAAAGCCCAATTATTATTTCGGAAGTGCTTCAAACATCAGAAACGGCTAATTCACCACAAGGAAATATGGCTGGTCACGGAATTACCGCTGACAGAACCTTTGTAGGGAAATATTCGGCTCAAGAGTTTGGACTGATTATCGGAATTATGTCCGTTATGCCCCGTTCTGCGTATCAGCAGGGAATTGACAGGCAGTGGCTCAGGCAGTCGAAGTTTGATTTCTTTTTCCCTGAATTTGTGCATTTGTCTGAACAGCCTATAGAGCAGGTTGAGTTGTATGCTACTGATGACGAGGAACAGAATAAGACTTTGTTCGGATACCAGGGAAGGTATGATGAGATGCGTTTTAAAAGGAACATGGTGTGCGGTGATATGAGAGAGAGTTTGAACCACTGGCATCTGGGCCGCGTGTTTGATCAGGCACCTTTTTTGAATCAGGAATTCATCGAATGTGATCCTGAACAGACGAAGAGGATATTTGCAGTTGAGAACGAAAACGGACTGATTGTAAATTTTGGCAATATAATTAAAGCTATCCGGCCTTTGCCTGTGATGGCTGAACCAGGTCTGATTGACCATAATTAGGAGAAAGGAATGTTTGCGACACATTTCAAACCGAATAAGGTTAGGTTTAGGAAAGAGCGCGGAAAGCGTATTGTTGAAACGGCAGGATACAGGTCCGCCAAGTTTCAAATTGAGGAGCTTATGGCGGCAGGTAAAAGGCTAACAGATTTCAGGAAAGGACAATATGATTTTCCTGAAGGAACGCAGGTTGACGAAAAGTTTAGTGACCCTACCCGCTCGCCTAATTTTGATATGGCTGACGCTTCAGCGATATTGCGTGACGTTAGGCGTAACATAAAGAGGAGAAAGAAAGATGAGGACAAGCCCGGAATCACTAATGATTCAAGTGATAATGCTTCAAAGTCGGATGGATCTGATAAAGAGCCAAATGGAGAGCATCCAGATGGAAATAGACCTGCTACAAAGGCTGGTGTTTAAGCATGAGACGGATAAAGCATAGGCGCGGTTACTATAAAGCGTCCGGATTTAAGAGAGTAAAGCGGTTTCGGAAGTTACGGAAGCGGACGGCATGGCGCGGATATGCCCGCCATAGGAGATAAAAAGGCGGCTGGCTATATTAACCCTACTTGATGTTAATATAGCCAGTTGACACCGAGAGAAGTCGAGGTATAATTATGGGTGTTCTAGAGGCTCTAGGAGTAGCTACGGACGTTGCTAACGCCGGTTCCGGCATAGCGACAACTATTTTGAACCAGCACAACCAAGAAAAGACTTGGCGAAGAGAGGACAGTGCGGTGCAGAGGCGAGTTGCGGATATGAAGGCTGCTGGAATAAACCCGGTATTGGCAGCAGGACAGGGTGCCGCCGCAAGCCAGCCTATAAGGCATAATGCCCCTGAGATGAGAATGGAGAATATGCAGAATGCTATTGCAATGCTCCAAATGAAAAAAGACATTTCAAAAACTAACGAAGAGATCGAAATGATTCGTTTGCAGAAAGAAGGCAAGCGGATTGAGAACTTACAGGCAATGGAAGATTTCGAACATTCACAGGCAATGAATCCGTTATTGAGAACGGAGTTGATGACGGCTAACGAATTTGCACGTTTAAGTATACCAGGTAAACTTAATCAGATTGCTTTGCAAAATGAGGCACTTGGTATTGGAAATGTAATTAAAAATAATGAAGCTGAAATCAGTAGGTTGCGTATAACTGAACAGGAAATTGAGAACGCATATAGAAAGTTACGCAACATTGGTGCATCTCAAGATATTACTGAACAACAGCATCGTATGACTGCTCAATTGGTTGCAATTGAAATAGCTAGATATCAGAGGGACGATTATGAAAGACTTGGACGTTATGGCTACAGTCCTACTCGTGGTAGCGGCCTTATGGCTTCTACTCGTGATTTCACTATCCTTCTTGACCGTTTATTTCGTAAACGGTTAGAAGATAAAAATGAAGTATACCAAGCTGACCCGGCTAGTAGCTTGAGACCAAGAGAAAGGAGGTAATCATGGAAAAGTTCGAATTGATTGGTGTGGCAGTTTTGCAGATTGTCAACATCATCATCAGCGTTTTAAAACGCTCAAAACACCGTATCGGAGATTAGTATGAGAAGAAGAGGATTCCGCTCACGCAGGAAGATGCGTAAAAGAAGCGGTAGACGGCTCCGCAAATACAAGGTATCGCGCGGAGGAATAAGGTTATAATGAGTGCAATGCATACACCCATTTATGATACCGCCGCCAAAAGGTATGTATCGTGGAATGCTGGTTCCATGTGGAAAGTGCATAGCCTGTCGGATCGCTAGGACAAGAGAATGGACTACGCGATTAATTCAAGAGCTTGGTTATCATGAGAAGGCATCATTCGTGACATTTACTTATAATCCAGAGAACGCACCTCTTGACGGTTCGATAAATAAAGCCGAATTTCAGAGGCTGATTAAAAGAATTCGTAAAGAAGCAAGTGATCGGATTATAAAGTATTATGGTTGCGGTGAGTACGGAGATGAGAACCAAAGACCGCATTATCATGCGATATTATTCGGAATCGGAATAGGTAAGAAAGATCATGAATTGCTTTTACGCTGTTGGAAGTTGGGTTTCATTAGCGTAGGTACAGTCACATATGATTCGTGTCGTTATGTTGCCCAATACATCGACAAAAAATATAACGGTGAAAAGTGCAAAGAAGTATATGGTGATCGTGAACCTCCGTTCCAATTATGCAGTCAGGGATTAGGAAAGCGGTATGCGCTGGAAAATGCAGAGATGCTTAGAGAGAATCTTGGTTGTACCATTAGAGGTAAGAAGGTTGGACTCCCCCGCTATTATAAAAAGCTTTTAGAAATTCCTACTGAAGCGTTATACGAAAAATCGCTTGATCATTGTGAGAAAGTAGAGGCGTTATACGAAGAGAGAGGTACAGTATGGAGAGGTGATGGATTTCCAGAATACGCTCATTCACGTGCAAAACGCCAGTTTGAAAGAAATTTGGAAGGTAGACACGCCTTAAAGAAACGTAAGCTCTAAAGAGACTACGTATGCATTATGTATAGTAAAACCGGGCGGGACTTGTCCCCCCGGTAATTTTGGAGGTTTTTGTATGATTTTGTATACAGTTTATGACGTTGTTGCTGAAGAGTGCGGCCCTATTTTTGAGGCTAAAAACGACGCTATCGCGCGTAGGCAATTCGATAATATGCTTCAGAGTCAGCGGGTAGCTTACCCCAAGGATTATGAGCTTCACTGTATCGGTTTCTTTGACCGTGAGAAAATTAAGCTTTCGGCAAGGGATATTAGCCGGAAAATCACGCTGGCGGCTGTTGCGACCGAGGAAATGAACGATTTGCCGTTTAATGGAGTTGAAAATGGCTAGGCCCTTCAGAAGCGTCGGCGGTCTTAACCCCGGAAGGTCGGTATTTGATCTGTCATATGAGAAAAAATTTTCGTGTGATATGGGACAGCTTATACCGGTTATGTGTGATGAGGTTGTACCCGGAGACAAGTTCATTATGGCAAATGAGATAGTTATCAGGTTTCAGCCTTTGGTTTCCCCTATCCTTCATGAAATAAATGTTTACACGCATTATTTCTTCGTGCCTTACAGGCTGCTTTGGGAAGACTGGGAAGATTTCATAACAGGCGGAATTGACGGAGAATTCGCGGAAGAGCTTCCCGCCTGGTATCCGTCCAGTACGGAGGTAAAATCTTTATGGGATTATTTCGGTTTCCCGATTGGAGTGCTTCCCGAAGGCAGGTACCCTATGGACTTCCCCAAACGCGCGTACAATATGGTTTATGCCGAATATTACCGCGATCAGAATTTGTATCCTCTCGAAGGTGACGAATATGAAAATTTCATTTACGAAAATGAAAATGTTCTTAACCGTTGCTGGGAAAAGGATTATTTCACATCGGCACTTCCATGGCAGCAAAGGGGCGATATTCCTGCACTTCCTGTAAGTGGCAATGTAAGTGCGATATGGGATCATACAATACATAGTGATGTATATGTTCCTGAAAGCAGTTATCCAAATCCGATAAAGGTATCTAAAGCATATGGTGCTGGAACTATTCCAGTATTTTCGGAAATAGAGGGTCTTAGTAATGGTTGGCTTAATGTTCCATTAACGGCATTAACACAGTCACAAGATTTGAACAATAATACTGTTGATCTATCGAAGCTTGCTACATTTGATGTTGCACAGATGCGTCTGGCATTTCAGGTGCAAAAGTGGCTTGAGCGCAATGCACGTGCTGGTGTGCGTTATACGGAATTTTTAAAGGCGCATTTCGGAGTGCATCCTCGTGATGATAGGCTTCAGAGACCAGAATACATTGGCGGGTCAAAAAGCCCAATTATTATTTCGGAAGTGCTTCAAACATCAGAAACGGCTAATTCACCACAAGGAAATATGGCTGG